ATCTACATTCCCAGCAGGCGCTGCAAACTTCCAAATGCAAGCAACTTCAACAGGAAGTGCAAGTCTAAGTTCACTTACTACTGTTAGCATGACATTTACTGGCGCAACAACAGACGCTGACGAAATTGCAGGAGCAATCAACGGCGCAGGAGTTGCTAATGTAAGTGCAAGTGTAAATAGCAAAAACCAAGTTATTGTTTCACATGCAAATGGCGGCGAAATTAGATTTGTTGACGGAACAAACACACCATTAAACACTATGTTTACAGTGTATGATTCAACAAATCCAAATTCAACCAACAATTTCTATTTTACACCAGGCACAGATACTAATACATCACCAAGACAATTCAATGCAAGTAATTGGAATGTGCTTACATACACAGCCAAAGCAACTGCTCCTACAGCAACACCAGCTACAGGACAACTTTGGTATAGCAGCGTAATTGATGAAGTAGATATGATGATTCATAACGGAACTACTTGGGTAGGTTATAGAAACTTTGATCATGCCGGCGACGGAAACACAGGAGCATCAAGTGCAATTGACGATAACGGTCCAATTGTAAGTGCAAGCGAACCAACAACACAAAGTGACGGAACAACTGCATTACAGAACGGAGACTTGTGGATTAGCACAGCAGATCTTGAAAACTATCCTACAATTTACAAGTATAACGGTGATACAAGTAAATGGGTATTAGTTGACAAAACTGATCAAACAACAGAAGCAGGTGTGCTTTTTGCTGATGCACGTTACAACACTACAGGTGCTAACAGCAACGAAGCAGGTGCTATTGCAGATTTGATTGACAACAACTTCTTAGATCCAGATGCTCCAGATCCAGCATTATATCCAAAAGGCATGCTACTTTGGAACACACGTAGAAGTGGATTCAATGTAAAACGTTATGAGCGTGATTACATTGATGTAAACGGCACAAACCCAAGACAAAGTGATGCCTCAATGAGCGGTTATCATGCAAATCGTTGGGTTACAGAAAGTGCAAATAATGCAGACGGTTCAGGTAGCTTTGGACGCAATGCACAGCGTAAAGTTGTAGTGCAAGCATTACAAGCAAGTGTAAACAGCAACGAAGACATCCGCGATGATGAATCAAGAAACTTTAACTTGATTGCTGCACCAGGATATCCAGAACTAATTGGTGAAATGAACTCACTTAACACTGACAGAGGCTTAACAGCATTTGTTGTTGGTGACTCACCATTTAGACTTGCATCTTCAACAACCGATTTACAAAACTGGAGTTCTAATGTTAACCTTGCAGTAGAAGACAATGACAACGGACTTGTTACAAGAAATGAATATTTGGGTGTATACTATCCAAGTGGATTTACAAGTGACAATGCAGGAAACAACGTTGTAGTTCCACCATCACACATGGCACTAAGAACTATTGCACTTAACGACCAAGTTGCGTATCCATGGTTTGCACCAGCAGGCACAAGACGTGGTAGTGTTACTAACGCAACAGCAAGTGGTTATGTTAATAGCGAAGGCGAATTTGTAAGTGTAGCACTTAATGAAGGACAAAGAGATACACTATACAGTAATGCAGTAAACCCAATTACATTTATTAATGGTGCTGGGTTAGTTGTATTTGGACAGAAAACAAGAGCTGCTAATGCAAGTGCATTAGACAGAATCAATGTTGCACGTCTAACAGTATATCTACGCAGCCAACTTAAGAAACTTGCAAAACCATATATCTTTGAACCAAATGACAAAATCACACGTGATGAAATTAAACAACAGGTTGAAAGTTTGATGGTAGAACTTGTAGGACTTAGAGCAATTTTTGACTACTTGGTAGTGTGTGACGAAACAAACAACACACCTGCAAGAATTGACAGAAACGAGCTTTATGTAGATATTGCTATTGAACCAGTGAAAGCAGTAGAATTTATCTACATTCCACTACGTCTTAAAAACACAGGAGAAATTGCAAGTCTATAATATCATAAAGTAGGGGGTTTTTGATAATCCCCTACAAATGATAAATACTTGTGAATAGGAGTAATAAATGGCAATCTCATCATTATCAAAATTAACAGTTCCATTAGCAACAAATGACAGCGCAAGCAGTCAAGGTTTGTTAATGCCAAAACTGCAATATCGTTTCCGTGTTACACTTGAAAATTTTGGCGTATCAACTCCAACTACAGAGTTAACAAAACAAGTTATGGATATAACTCGTCCTACGCTAACATTTGAAAACATGGAAATACCAATCTATAACAGTAAAGTTTATCTAGCTGGTAAACACACATGGAGTCCATTGAGTTTAAATCTACGTGAAGACGTAAACAACAATGTGCAAAAACTAGTTGGTGAACAATTACAGAAACAGTTTGACTTTATGGAACAAGCAAGTGCAAACTCAGGACAGGATTACAAATTCGTCACTCGCATCGAAATATTAGATGGCGGAAATGGTGCACTTGGCGTGAATGTTTTAGAGACTTGGGAATGTTATGGTTGTTTTATTACTGAAGCAAACTATAACTCACTTGCTTATGCAAACAACGAACCAGTAAATATTACATTAAGTATTCAATACGACAATGCAATTCAAACTCCTGAAAACACAGGTGTTGGAACATTAGTAGGCAGATCGTTAGGCACAAACGTCACAGGCGGTGGCTGATACTTAAAATACAGATTGCTATTATAATAAAGGAGTATATAGAAATATATACTCCTTTTTATTTTATACGCAGTTTAAATAAGTGATAAATACAATATGGCAATATTCAGTGGTTTTTTTGATAATTTAATTAAAGGTGCGTTAAGTCCTAAAGGTAATTTAGGAGACTATTCTCACGCATCTAATGTTTTTGTAGACGGAAACATGCGTCTTGCTCCAAAAAACGAAAACTTATTTCATGTAGTTTTAAATATTAATCCACAAATAACTCTAAGTAATTTTGGAACATTTAACAATTCAGTAAAAAGAGAAATAAATTTACTTTGTAAAAGAATCGACTTACCAACCTATAATATTTCTACAACAACACTAAACCAGTATAATAGGAAAAAAGTCACGCAAACAGGAGTTGAATACTCTCCAGTTAGCATGGAATGGCATGATGATAATGCTGGTATAAGTAATTTTTTATGGCAAAGTTATTTTAATTATTATTTCAGTGATGCTACTCATACAACATCAAATGGAACTAGTCCCGAAATAGGAGATCCTGCATATCTAAGAGAAGCAGGCAGAAACACCGGCTATGGAACAGGAAGTGTTTTTCAAAACTATAAATTTGGTTTGGATAGACCTGGTAAAGTTAATAATTTTTTTACAAGCATACAAGTTTTTCAATTGCACCCACAAGATGGCAAACCAACAAACACAAGTTTTACATATATTAATCCTCTAGTAGACAGTTGGGATCATCAGCAAGCTGATACAGCATCTACAGCGTTTAGTTCAAACTCAATGAGATTCAGTTATGAAGCAGTCATTATGGACAGAAACTTCACTGATGTAGGTGTAGTGCCGGCAGGATTTGGAGATTCAAGATACGACACCTCACCTAGTCCTTTGAGTATAAACGGCGGCGGCTCAAGTAGTTTTTTTGGAAC